AAGAAATTAACAGGTACTAAAACAGCTAATGATAGAAATTCAAGAATTAATAAAGCATTAAGAAAATGGAGATGCAGATGCAGTTAGATGATTTAATTGATAAAATTGTAGAAGAATGGTTAATTGAAGATGTTGAAAATGATATAGATCTTTTAATAGAAGATAAGTGGATTAAAAAGGATGAAGAAAAATGAAGGACACTTTAAGAGTTTTAAGCAATTACCCTGAGATAGGTATTAGTACAAGCTTTTTATCTACTTTAATAGGCATTTTAGACGTTTTAAACCCTATTCTAACATTTATATCATTAAGCTTTGCTATTATATTAGCTTTAATGACGTTTTATGCTAAAATAAAAAGAGGTAAGTAATATGTTACAAGGTATGATAGTAAAAAAAGTAGTAGAGATAGTTTTAAAACAAGTCTTTAAAAAATATAATTTAAAAAAAATGAAACAATATGTTGAGCAGCCTAATGATGCAGATGATAGAATTGATAAATTAGAATTAATTGTACATCAATTAAAAAAAGATAGTCATCCTAAAGCTAACTGGGTATGCTTAGAATGTGGATGTAAAGCAAAAGAAGTAGTTTCTAAAAGAAGGAGAAAAAGAAAATGAATTATAGAAAAACTAAAAAAAGTAAAAAGAAAAAAAGAATAAAGAATAGAACGTATTCAACATACAGCTTAAATTATTAATATAAATTTTATTAAAAAAAAAGGAGATAATAATGTTATCAATATTAACAGCAAATTGGGAATGGTTTTTATTAGCTTTATATGTACTTGAAAAAGGCATAAAGTTATCACCATCTAAAAAAGACGATTTAGTTTGGGATATGGTATTAAAGCCTATTGTTGAAAAAATAAAAGGAAAATAATGTCCAGGTTGTATGGATATATTAAAATGAATTGCTGGGAGAAATCACACTCGGTTCCTCCTTTGTTTGCAGAGACCTCACACTCGCAACGCTCGCTAAAAGTTACTTATGTTTCTTCCAGTAATTCTAAAAAGGATTTAAATGGCAACTAGAGAAAAAAAAGGTAAAAACTCTATTACATTAAATGGATGGGATGGTGGTCTTAATCTAGATAAAGACCCTTCTGATATAATATCAGATGGAGAATCTCAAGATGAAGCAGTTAGTTTAACTAGAGTATTTGCAGATATTCCTGGTAAACTTAAAGCTGGATATCCTGCTATACAAAATTCAAGCAATATGGCACCTTCTAGTCCTCCTAATGAAGATAATAGTCCTAATATTGTAGCTCATGATGAAAAAATATATCATCATACTGGTGTTTATAAGTTTGGAGATGAAGTTAATTGGGCTTATTATCCTAATTATTTGACACCTACTCCCGAACAAGGAAGATGGGATGATAATAAAGGTTGGGCAGAAACAGGAGATGCAACAAAAGGACAATTTGCAAATTCTACTCATATAGATGTATCTGATGGTTCAATAGATAATTATAAATTTCCTGTATTTTTAAGTAGAATGGCTGAAGCTGGTGCGACAGATACAGTAATGTGTCCTGCCTACGATTCAGTAACAAATACTTTTGATATGACTGACGATGTATTTGAGGGGACATCTAGAATGTTTACTATTATATCTAACGATACTAATTCTAATAATGTTTTAGATTTAGGAACAGACCACTGGACTACAGATAAAGGTTATCCAGTTCATTTTTTAGGTCAAGATGTTACTGCTAATTGGCATAGTGAATCAGGGGCTGGTAATAGTCACAAATATTTAATAAAGCTTGGAAATACAAGTTTTGATTATGATAATGTTGCAGGAGGAGGTGCAGCTACAACTGCAGATATAGGAGGTGTAAATTATTTAGAATTACTAGGGTCAGGAAACGACAATGCTTCGCCATTTATATCTTGGAGAATGGGTATGTCAGAAGAAACATCAGGAAATATTGTAGAAGGTATATATGGAGTTTATGCTCCTAGCATACAAAATAGAGATATTGTTTTGGAGTGTCAAGTAGGAGATACTAGCACTGGTTATGATAGTGGTGGAGGATCAACGGGATCTGGCTCAACAAATATGTTAGCTAAATTAAATTCTTTAACTATTATAGCTTCATCAAATGCAACAGATAATCCATGGAACGCTATAAACTACAGAACTGGTAATACAGATAATAAAATATGGAGAGTTACAAAAGATGAATTAACTGAAAATGGTTGTATAGATGCTAAAGGAAAACTTGTTATATCATATAATAATGGTATTGAAGGAGCTACATTTAATCCTAATCAAGTTAGGTTTATTGCAATAGGTTTAGATTTTGATGATGGAAATTTTGATATGGGAGATTCTTCAGGAGTTAATATTTTGACAGCTAATACAACTTCAATGCTTAAATTATATGAATTTAGTTTTGAAGAAAAAACATCATCTTTAGGTTGGGGTGGAAGAAGTTATAAGTTTTATTCTACATTTACAAATAATGGTGTAGAATCTTTACCTGCTTTACTAAAAGGAGGAAATAATAATAATGTATTTACTCCAATATCTAAAAGAATTTCTATAAAATTTTTAAAACCACATACAAGTCATCCTTATCAAGAAATATCAAAACTATATTATCAAGAATCAGATGAAGATGGTGTCGCAGTAGGAGAAAAATTTCTATTAGCAACAATAGATAGAACAAATGGAATTAAAAAATCTGGAGAAACAACGTATGCAGATACATGGAGTTCTTTAACTCCTGTAGTAGAATTTACCGCTCCTCCAATAGATTCTACTTATTTATTAGAAAGTGGCTACCCAGAAAAAACAGAACATATAAATTATGCATGGCAACATTCAACAACAGTAGGTAGACAAGTATATATTGGTAATGTAAGAAAAGTTGTTGCATCAATTACAATTAGAGGTGATAATCAAACAGAAGAAGATGATACTCTTTATGCTAATAATGAAGGTATTGTAGCAACAAGAACTGCCACTAATTGGACTATTGCTGAATCAAATGCTTCCTCTGATTTTGATATTAATTTAGCTAATTATGGTTTTGTTGACCCTACAGTTGCTTCGTTTGTTTTATTTGTATATCATGAAGGTGGAGATTTAACTAATTATCCTACAGGGCAAAAATTAATTATGTCAAGCCTCGATACTAGCGCTTCTACTAATGATAGAATTACTTTAACAGGTTCTTTATCTACAACAAATTCACCTGATAATGCTGCAACTGACATTACAACTGTATTTCAATTTGCAGAATTAAATGAAGGTTCTAAAATATTAAAATCACCTCCTGGAAAAATTGGAGGCTTCTCTGATGCTGAATATATTGATATTGATTTGCAAGGAGAAGATATAACACACTTAGAATCTGCAGGAGATAGATTGCTTGTATTCTCAGTAAATAATCTTGCAATAGTAAATGTAGCTCAAGATATAGAATTTATGGAAGCACANTTTACAAATTATGGAGTAGCTAAACCACAACAAGTATGCAAAGTAGGAGAAGGNGTTGCTTTTGTTAATACAAATGGAGTTTATTTGTTTGATGGNAAAACTATAATTAGTTTATCNCAAGAAAAAATGTCTTCTGTANCTTGGGATGNTGGAACTAATAGACCTTGTATATCTTATGATGAAAGAACAAAACTATTATGGGTNTGGGTGTATGATGGATCTTCTGGTTATGATGTNTATTATTTTAGTATGAAAACAAAATCTTGGGTAGGTAAAAGACTAGCATCTGATTTAGGAGCTGTACAACCTATTACTAATTCAGTGGCTGGTAAAGATCAAAAAACATATTATTGCATAGCAGGTAGTAGTAATCAAATAAAAAATATAAAAAGCACAGATGGTTCTACTGCAGGTGTAATTAAATTTGAAACTGGAGAAATTAATTTAGGAAGTTTAGCTGCAACTAAGAAATTTTATAAACTTATTATACAGATTGCTAATGCTCAAAACATAAAAGCATATTGGAAAACAGATGTTAGTGGTTCTTATGATGCTGGAACATCATTATCTAGTGGCGTTAATGAATTAGATATAACAGGTTCTACAGCAAAAGGAAAATGGATTCAATTAAAAATCGAAACTACAGGCGGAAGTACTACAAATCCTACTTGTGAAATAGAGGATATTTCTGTAATATATAGACAATTAGGAGTAAGATAAATGAGAAGTAAACAAGAAAGAAGAATGAGACATATATCTAATTTAAGAACAGTTAGGAGTTCATCAACTACTGCTCCAAATAGAGAATTAATAACTAAATCTAAAGGAAAAGTATATAAACAAACAAAAGTAGGTGGTCAATCTTTCTATGTTGAAATAAAGACTACAAAGGATTAATTATGAGTAATATAGCAAATATAAAAACAGGCATACAACAAAAATTAAATAGAATAGAACAAAAACTAGCTTCTTCAAAAAAAGCTACTACTGATTTAAACATATTAGCTTTACAATCTTTAGGCTTACTTTCAAGTACTGCTGAAAGAAAAGAAGAACAAAAAGAACTAGACAGCTTTATGGTAGATGTAGGATTTGCTCCATATAAAAAATCAGATGGCACACCTGGATATATATATGAAACAAAAAATAAAGACGGTGAGCCAAAAACAATTTTTGTAAAAAAAGCTGAAGCAAAAGGAATGAAATTATCATATGACACAGATTTAGAAGCAAAACCAGAAACAATTAGAGATATGTTCTTAGAAGATAAAGATGGGAATCCATCTATTAATGAAAGATTTTTATTAAATGAAAAAGATATGAATTATATAAAAGTTACAGCACCAAAAAAGATGTCATCAATAAATAGCACTAAAAACATTTCTAATGCAAGTAAAGGCAGAAAAGGTGACTCAACATTAAGATTAGTGGGAAATAATATAGCTCATGTAAATGAAAAAGAAGCAGCTATAATAGATATTTATGGTTCAGAAGGAGAAGAGATGGTTGCAGATGCAGGAGCTGGTACTATTAATCCAGAGACTGATTATTTAGAATACTATACAAATACATCAGGATTTCAATTACCATCATTACCTACAATGAAAACAAATTTTACAAATACTTTTAATAATGCAAGAAACTTTTTTTCTAATAACCCTGTTTCTAATTTTATATCAGGAAATCCATTGTCTACAATAGGCATAGGTTTAAGTGCATTTCAAATGTTTAGTAATGCTAGTAAAGCTACTGCTGCTAATCAAGAACAAAAAGATGTTATTAAAACTGGTATTGAAAATTTAAAAAGAGAACAAGATATAAAAAGAGAACGATATCAAGATGAATTTGCTTTAATAGAAGATATGGAAATGTCAGGTTTATCAGATATAAGTAAAAATGTTGGTCAATCATTAATGGATATAAAAAGTGAAACAGATAAATTATATTCATCAAGCGGTTCTCTTGATACTGGTAGTAGAGAACAAAGAAAAAATATGTTTATTGATAGAGCTGTAGATGCAGGTAAAATGCAACAAGAAGATTTAGCAAACGAAGCATTTATGAGAGAAAAAAAATTAGGACAAACTATGTCTGATGAAATGAGAAGCATAAATTTAACAATTGAAGACTTGGAAGATCAGTTAGATTATTTAAGAGATTATGATGAATTCCACGAGAATTTATTTGGATAGGAGAGTAGATGGCAGAATTTAATCAATTAATAGGGTTAGTAGATAGTATTTTAGAGAAAAAATACGATAAAGAGCAAAAAGAAGCAACTCGTGTATATGAAGCTATAGAAAGAAAAAAAGCTCGTAGTTTTGAAAGAGAAATGCGAGAATTAGGTCAAAAATATGAGTTGCAAAAAATTGCTATGAGTGAACAGATAAAAATTAAAAATCAAAGCTTAGAAGAATTAGAAAAATTAGAAAACGATTATAAAAAATCAGTAGGCAGTCTTCCAAAAAAATCTACTACATTTTCAAATAGCATGAAAGTTATAGAAAATGCTTATAAACAACCTGTTAATAATATAACTGATATTATAAAATTAAATACAGAAGAAACAAATATTATAAAAAACGAGCAGAGAAAAATAGAAGAAGCTTTATCTGGAGTAATACAAGAATCAAAAGAATATATTTCTAAAAATTATCCGCAATATGTTAATATTATTGAAAAAGATAATATACTAAGTCCATTTGAATTTGATTTATTAAAACGTGATTTTATAAGTCAAGAAACTGATGCTACTATAGACAATTTAGTTAATGTTATTTCTATAAATGAACAAAGTGGTAGATCTGAAAGAAACAATAATCCAGGAGCTATGATATACAGTCCTTGGATGAATAAATTTGGAGCTACAAAAGATGAAAGTGAAGCATTTTGGGTTTCTTATGATGAGCAAGGCAATAAAACAGAATATTTTAATCAAACAGATGCTGACAAAGCAGAAGCTGATGGTATAAAAGTAGACAAACATTATACTGCAAAATTTCCTACTATGGAAGATGGAGAAAATGCTTTACGTATGTTAGTTCGTGAAAAATGGGCAGGTTCTTCTGGTGTATCAGATTTTGTAGAATCTTATACAGGTTTAAAATCTACTACTGCTGAGTTTGAAAACTATTCTAAGATATTTGATAGTTTAGAATTATTAACCTCTGATGAGTCTGATATAGCTGAAAAAGTTATGAGTCAAGAATATTATAAAACTGATGATCCTTCTAAACAATTCTATCGAGCTTATGCTATGAGGCAAAATAAAGCAGATGACTTTAGAACCAAAGCAAATGAATCATATATTAATTTACAAGAACTTTATCTTCCAAGAACGACCGAAGATCCAACTGGTATGAACCACATCAGTGAAATTGTAGGACCAATTTTTGGTTTAACTGAAGACGATGTAAAAACTTTGCATGAAATTTTAACTCAACCAAATGCAGGTGCTGTTACTGATTATCTTAATCCTAATGAAGATGCAAATCCTAAAAGTGAAGAAGGAAGAAGATTTAAAAATTTAAAATCACTTTTACCTAAAATAAGTAAGGATAGATTATTTAAAGATTTACAAACAATTGGTGAAAATATTACACAAATAGACGCTATTACAAATCCGCAAAATCAAAGTGAAAATGTAAATAATTTGCGTGAAATTGTTAGGAATTCTAGAGATATAAAAACTGCAACTCAAAAATACTTTACAGAATATTTTAATAATGCTTTATATGAATCAGGTGAAATAAGATTTTTTGATTCTGAGTTTAGAGAATTAATGATAGATAAATTTGGTCCTAGTGTTAATTTTGAAATAAACAACGAAATAAAATCTTTGCAGCCTGAAGTAAAACTTGATTCAAATAGAGATAATCAAGTAGATATTTTGGATATAATACAAAGAGGTGCAACAGAAAACTTTTTAACTGACGAAGGTTTATTAAGTTCAACTTTAGAAGAAAATATAGATTTTATATTATCTGACGATACTGATGTAAATAAAAATTCTTTTTTAGGACCAAGAGCTTTAACGCCTGAGTTTACTGATGAAACTGTAGCTAATTACGCTTCAAACACACTATTAAACCAATCATTAAATACTATTAGCGATATTAGTAAAAATATTACTGAATATACTGAAGAAGATTTTGAAAAAATATTTGATAAAATTCAATCAGGAGATAGTCAAAGAATAGTATCTCCATATGCAATGTTAAGCCAAATTAATCAAGAAAATAAATAAGGAAAAATAAATGTCTAAAGATTTTGAAGAACTGAGTAAACTATTTGGTATAGATGATGAAAAGAAAAAGAAAAAAACTGGATTTAATCTTGATGTTTTTACAGAAACACAAACCGAAGAAACTGAAAATAAAATAGAAGAAGAAGCAAATAGTTTATGGGCTGCTTTTGGTAAAGGTGCTATTAGAGGAGCTAGTTTTGGAATAGCTTCTGGTGATATATTCACAAAAGAAAAATTTTCTGATATGAGTGGTTTAGAAAAAGCTGCTTATGTTGCAGGTGAAGGTGCAACAATGTTAATTCCATTTACAGGATTAGGTAAACTTGGTAGGACAGCTGTATCTTTTGGTAAATATGGTGTGAGGGGTGCTACAAAAGCTGCATCTAAAAAATTAAAAAATGAAGTAGTAGATAATTTAGGTGTAAATAGAGGTATACTTGCACAAGCTACTAAAATCGCTAAAGCAGAAGGTAGAAATGTTAATGATGTAATTAAAAGATTAGGTGATGATGTACAATCTTCTTTAGGCGATACAATGGCTAAAATCAATGGTCCTTATATGAATAATTTGTATCAACTAGCTCAAAGTAAAACAAATGTAGAAGCTTTCAAACAAACACTTTCTAATGGAGCAAAAGGTCTTTTAAGCTCTACATTTAAGAAAAATGGTATTAAGTTAGCTACAAGACAATTAGATGATTTATCTTTAAAATTTGCTGATCAAGTAGCTAGTGGTGCTAGATACTATGATGTTTCTAGTGCATTAGCCACTGGTCTTGGAAGAATGGGATTAGCTAAAGATGCAGGTAAGCTTGCAAGAGTATTAGGAGAGTTTGGTAATTTAACTACTGTAGGCTTTCTACATGGTATAGCCTCTCAATATGGAACAAAAATTCTAAGAGGTGAAGATCATTATGGAAATCCAATAGGACCACAAGATCGTAAAATAGATTTTATGGAATCTTTAAAAGCAGGTGGTATGATGGGAGTATTGTTCCCACTTACTCATATGATTCCTAATGTAGGGTTAAAAGGTTTTGATTTTGGTGGAGGTCATAAAAGATTATACCCTTTGGTTAAAAATTATGTAAATAAATATATGTCAAATGGTTATAGAAATGGAACAAAATATAAAGCATTAGCTGATAAAGACCATAAAAGTGCAAGAGCTTTATTAAAATTACAAGTAAGAGGAATAGCTAAAGATGTAGATAATCAAAGTATTTTTGGAAATGCATTATTCCAAGGTAAAAATAAACTAGGCTCTTATAGATATAAAGGTGCTTTTGATATTACTAGCAAAGCTGATAAAATGCCTATTGAAGATGTTGTAAGTTTATTAACTCAAATAAATAAAAAAGGCGCTGCACATATTGCTCGTTCATATAAAAATGAATATATAAAAGATATTATTGGGTCTTTGCCTAGAATAGGAGTAGGATTAATTGCTTTTCATGGACCACAATTAGCCAGAGGTGATTATGAAGGAATGGACAATGAAGAATTTGTTACTCATTTGTTAATGACTGCAGGATTTACTAGAGGTAGAGGTAGCTTTGGTAGAGATATGGAATCTAATTATATGATGGATTTTAAACCTTATATAGATAATTTAAATTTATTAAAACTAAATACAAGACAATTAAATGATTATATAAATGTTCATGATCCTTTGCAAGGCAAAAAAGTAGAAAGTGCAGGAATAAGAAATACAGAAATAGGTAAAAATATAAGAGACGCTTTTGAAGAATATGATGTAGATATATTACCAGATAAAAAAATTAAAAATGGATACGACCCTGCTAGACATCAAAATATTGAAAAATTAATTGATACATACGATGCTATGAGACAAGAAGAAGCAGGTTTTACTGAAATACCTATGACAGATATAAGAACTAAAGGTTTAAGTGCTGCTGAATTAGATAATTTAAATAACACTTTAGGTTTAATTAAAGCTGGAGAAAATGGTAAACAATTAAAAGATGTTAGTATGTTAGAATTACAGTCTCATTTTAGTAAAGAAATAGGTGAAAATATTAAAGGTCAATATGTTAATTTAATTAGAGGATTAAGAGATTTAGGTTTAAANATACAAGAGACATCAAATCAANATGGTAGTCCNAAATTTATAGTTAAAAAAATAGAAGGACGTAATGCTGAAGATATTGGAGTTTTTCAACAATATAATGATATTATTAAAGCTTTAGAAAAAAATACAGACATTATAGAAATTAGAGATGGGTTTGATTCTCATGAATTTGTTAAATCTGTAAAAGAGGATGTGTTTTCAGCTTTACAATCAACTGAAAGTAATTTAAATAAATCTTTTGGTTTACCACCTATTCATAGACAAACTCTTAGCGGTAGATCTGGTTTAGCTGAAAATGAATTTATGAATGTTTTAAAAGGTCAAAAACTAGCAGAAGGTACTTTAAGATTAACAGAAATATTAGAAGGAAGAGGTATTACTCAAACAGATAAAAACTTTAGTGATAGCTTTAGAGAAGCATTTGATGTAGGTCAAGCTGGTAAATTAGGTTTTCATGATGATATAGATATGTATAATATAGATATGAGTGACTTAGGCTCTAAACCTAAATATTCAGAGCAAGAAATGAAAACAATACTAAGACCTTTATATCAAGCAATTAAATTAACTACAGATGGAGTTGTTGATACTACCACTCCTAAGACATTAAGAGGTAAAGATGCTGAGTATTTAACTCAAACTACAGAAAATATTTTAAATTCATTGCCTCAATCACAAAGAGAAGCATTTAAATTAAACAATAATAATGTGTTTACTGAAGCTATTTTAAACAATCAAGGGTTGTCTCCTAGAAAAATAAATACTGTCGTAGATTTAGTTTCTGAAGGCATAGGTAATTGGTCTGTAAAAGATAAAAAATTAGAAGTACCAGATTTAAACTCTATTGAAAATATGTTTAAAGACATGTATGATGCTACTCCAGAAGAAGCTATTCAAGGTAGAAATGTAGCTGCTGATATTTACGATGCTCTTGGAGGCAATTTATTATTAGTTAAACCTAGAATATTTGCTAATACATATTCTTCTAATTATACAACTCCAGACTTAAAAAGTTTAATAAAAATAAGAGAAAATTTAAGATTAAGAGAAGTTAAATCTTTAGTTGACAATGCTCCTCAAATTTTAGAAAAGCTATCGGAAGGTTCACATGCATCAAAAAAATATATAGAGCTTAAAAATTTATTAGCAGATATAGCACTTGATCCATTAAATAAAGACTTGNATATAAAATTATCTACTGTATCTAAAGAATTAACTAATCTGTATAATAATAATCCTAAAAATAAAGAATTAAAAAACATTATTGATAACACAGAAAAACTATTAAGTGATTTATCTAAAGTTACAGATGCAAGTGATTTAAATAGAGAAGCAGTTATTATAAATGATAAAGGTAATTTAAAAAATACAACTGAGTTTTTAGATGATTTATTAAAAAATGAAGGAGAAGCTACATTAGCAACATCTGAATTAGTTAAAAAAATAACTATTGATTATAAAAATGAACATGGTAGAGATACATCTATAAGACTAGGAGAAGAAGCTAGTAGAAAATTAAGATTTTTATTAGGAAAACAACAAGGAAAAGATTTGAGCTTTGAAGAAATAGTAGACAATATACAAAAAAAAGGTTCTTGGTATGATGCAGCTGATATATTAAAAATTACTAAAGAATATGCAGCTAAAAAAACATTAAGTGAACACACAACATTAGATAGTCCACCTGACAATGGTGTAGATAGATTAGAGTCTTTATCTAATGATAAAACAATACATGGTACATCTGAAACTTTACAAGTACTATCTCAAAGATTCTTTTTAAATGACCCTGTAAAAACTAATGAAATAGACAATAAAATAGAAACAATTATTAGTGATTTTGAATTTAATAAAACGCAAGGTAAAACAGACGATCTTGTAGAATTAATAAATAAAGAAGCGTTAGAAAGAATTGATTTAAATTACAATCCTAAAGATCCATCAACTCAAAGTAACAATATAGATTTAAAAAATAACTGGGAACTTGTAAAGTATAAATATGTTAATGATTTATTAAATAGAAGAAAAGTAGAAAAAGGCAGTATAATTACAGATGGTGAAAATTCTTATTTAGATATTAATTCATATGCTAAAGGAAAGAATGGTCAAACAACAGAATGGATGTTTGATATAAAAGGATTTGAAGCTATACAATTAGAGTCTGGTATTATTAAACCAGGATTAAATAAAAAATTACAAAAAATACAACATACTGAATCTAGTATAAATGGTAGTGATAGATATATAGATGGATTACTAGAAACTGGGTTAAAGCCTTTATCATCTAAAACAGATCAAGATATAAAAAGTAGCGTTATTCGTGATGGAAAAATAGATAAAGAAAAATTAAACAATATAAGTGATATTGTAGAAGATGTATATCAATTGAATAATAAATCACATCCAGGATTTTTTATACAGCTTGGACCAGGTAAACAATATATATTTAAAGGTGGTTTAGATAATGTAAGTAAAATTAATAATACATTTACTGAATTTTATAATAACAAATTAAAAGACTTAAAAGCTGTAAAAGTTAAAGACAGTGAAGGAACAGAAAGACGTGTACCTGCTAGCAGATTAAGAAAAATATTTGAACAACAATTTGGTGATTTAGAACAAACGAGTTCTTTAACTATAGATCAAAAAAGACTAAAAGTATTAGCTCAATATCAAGGACAATATGCTCCAAAATTATTTGCTAAAAGACTAGCAGCTATAGAAGTAGGAAATGAATCATTAAGAAGTGATATAGAATCAAAAATGATGAAATATGGTTGGACAGCTGATGGTGATATGGGAGTTAGAGCTACAACTGAAGTAATAAATTCTCTTGCTAAAAATCATTATGATCCTGAAGTAAGAAAGTATAATCAGGATTTAATCAACAATAATTATAAAAAGAAAGTTATAATATACAATGACGAAGCTCCAAATGCAGGTACATCTATAAAAGAAAGAAGTTTAGAATTTTATAATAATTTGAAAAAAACTATAACGAATGTAAAAGACAAATCTCAAAAAGACTTTGATACATATATAAATGATAGACAGATAAAAACAATTACTGATGATTTAATTCCATCATTAGATAATGCTTTAACAGATGGTATTAGATATCCTAGTGTAAGAGAAACTAAATCAAGGGTAGTTATGAAAGGTGGTGATATAAACACTATTACTGGAGAAAAAACTGCTACTGCTCAATATGGAGAAGATGGATTATTAGTCAAAGGATATACTGGATTAGACAGAGATGTTGCTAGTTACATACCAAAAGGATATGATGAAATTATTGGAGTTTCTGCAGCAAAAGATTACTCTTTAAAAGTAGAGCCTTTAGATGTTAGTGGGTATGGCAAAGAATGGTATAAAGCTTTAAAAAATGTAGACCCTACAAAAAATGTTATTGAAGTAGATGTTCGTAATGAAAATTTAGCACATCTTAGCAAAAGTCCAGAAGGTGTATTGTTAAGTAGCTCTATGCAAGATTATGAACCATTAATATACAAAAAAACATTTCAACGTAATGATGTAACAAATATAGATAGAACTATTTCTACACTTGATATGGTAAACAGATATAAAAGTAATTCTAAAGAACTTTTACCATTTTTAAAACAATTAAATAAAGATGAAGGCTTTACTCATACTCAAGGAGATCGTGGCTTATTATCTAATCTTATTGAATTTACAGATATTAAATTTGACAATCCTATTATTAGAGATTTAGGTAATAGAACCTTAAAAGATAAATTTATAGGTTTGCTTAGTAAAAATGTTACACAATATGGAAAAGATGGTACAATTATACCTGACAGCAAAAGTGAATTAAAAATGCCTGAATTTATTGATTTTGCTACAGATGTTACGCCTACAGAAACATCTATAAGAGCAAATAAAACTTTTGGAGAAATGAGTATTAGTAATCAAGATTTAAATATTATTATGCCTAGAGATAATAGTAGATTAAGTTTTGCTATAAATTATAAAGGTATAGATTTTATATTAAATCCTTCTAAAGGAAAAACCGATATATCAGAAACACTATTTACTCCTGTTAATAATAACAAGTGGAGAATTTACTCACCTGTTTTAGATTCTTATGGCAAAGAATTTGATTCAATAAAAATAAATAAATTAGCTGGAGAGAATGCTCCTGATGTACCTGATTATATTAAAAATTCTAAAAAAACATATGAAGAAGCATCTAAATCTGTAGAAAAATTAATGAGAAAAATATTACAATACAGAGAAAGATATAGAGATAAACTTACTTATAGAGATTTAGTAAATTTATTAGAAGGTGGCACTGTTAATATAGATAATAAAATTTTAAGTTTAAATAATCACAAAGGAACTATTAAAGATTTTAATGTATCATTAGGTGGTACAGGAATAGCAATACCTTTAAAATTATATGATAAAGCTTTTCAAAGAATTGTTAAACCTCATGGAAGTGAAGGATTAGTTAAAATAAATCATTATGATGAAAGAGTAGTACATCAAAGAGATAATGATGGAGATAAATTTTTTACTTTTTTTGGATTACCTGCTTCTTTAAATGTCAGACATGCTGAAAAACAAGCTTTTTTTAGAGATTTTTATACATATAAAAAAGAAAATGCTGATATTAATTTATATGGAAATTCACTAGATTCTAATAATTTAAGAGCAGGTGAGTCTAATGTTGGTGGTTCTAAATATTTAGATAAATTACAAACAAAAACCAGAGGAATTGGTACAACTATATCAAATAGAAAAGCTGCTGATATATTAGCTACTTTAGGATTTTCTTTTACACAAAATAACCAAACAAAACCTGCTATTTTAGATTTTTCTAAATTACAAAATCAAGCTAGTTCTAAAGGTAACAAAATTAAACAAACAGGTTATACTAGTCAATCAGTAGTTGATTATCATGGTGGTACAGCTAAAGTATTAGAACAAGGCACTTTAAAAAACTTTCATAATTATTCTGAAAAAACTGTTGAACAAAATTTTGATAATATGAAAATAAACGAAAGTTCAGCAAAAGATGCTTTAAATACCAAAGAAGGTATGTTTGGAGAATTTGGTAAAAGTGATAGAGCTGGGTTTGAAATAGAAAGAGACATTATTGACATATCATTAAGAACAGTTAAAAAAATGGGTTTATTAGGTACTGATGTTTTTCAAGATGGAAATCAACGATCTCCAGAAGCTCATGAAATTATGAGAGGTTATAATGAATTGAAATCTTTTTTCTTAGACCCTAATGCATATATATATAAATCTTTAGTAGAGACATATGCTATAAGAAAAAATAAAAAGAAATTAATGGATTTATTTGATTATATGATGCTTGAAACTGGATATGAAAATGCAAATGTTAGAAGAACTGCAGTTGATGCAGCAAACATAGCTATAAAAAATGGTAAATTACCAGATATATTTAAAATTAGACAAAACACTACTTTTAGTTTTAAAAACTTTCCTAAAGTAGAACCAGCTGCTTTAAATAAAAAACTTGAAAATATGTTTTCTATTAGAGCTGAAGGAAAAGTTTTATATGAAGCTGTAAAAAATGATTTATTTAGATATGATAAAGGCATGAATGGTACTAAATCTAAAGCACATAGAGCTTTAGGTAGAGTTACTGAGGATGTTTTATCTATGATAGATTTAGCTGAATTTACTGGTAAAAGTGTAAAAGATTTAATAGCTGAAGATAATAAATTTATTGATATACAAGATTTTGCTATTCAAAAAAATTTTCCTGACCAAGGTCCAAATGTAAGAGAACAATATGCTATGGATCAAATTAAAGGTGAATTGTATAATATGTATAATAGATACAATAAAGAATTAGATTATTTTAGTGAATATAATGTTAGAAGTTCAGANAATAAAATTGCAAGACTACAGTATAGAATTAATAAAGTACATAAAGCTTTAAGTGTTATAGAAGGTAAAGAAATATCAAAAATTGTAAAAGGCGATAATATTAATACAAATAAAGCTAATGTTTTTACAAGAACAAAAAAAACAATTGCTACTGCTACAGAAGAAGTATTTATATATTCATTTAAAGGTGTAGATGAAACTAATCTTGTTAATAAAATTAAAGATGGAGAGTTAAACTTTAGTGATTCAGAAACAATAGGTTTTGTATCTAAAGGTGATAAATACACTCAGTACCCTAACCGAACATATGTTGAAATAAAACAACCAATTAAAAGTGAAAAAGCATCTGATGTAGATAATATATATGGAAGAGCTTTATATCAAGTGGGAGAAGAGTATCAATTAGGTAAAGTTTTTAATGACCCAGTATTTGAAGAACAAATTATAAATAGAGTAGAAGAAGTTAAACGTGAAATTAATAATAATTATCAAGGTGCTAGAAAATCTGCTACAGATGCTTTGCGAAATAATATATGGCAAGATAATAACTTAAAAACAGAAAGTATTATTAAAGATTATTTTAATGAACAATTAATAGAAGATGTACAAAGACTGGCTATAACAGATCCAGGCAGTGAATTTACTAGAGTACAGGCTGTAAAACTTTTAACTAAACAATTAATAAAACCTTTACCTATGAGATCCAAAGTAACTTTAATAAATAATGTAGAAGTTCCAGCATACAGAGTAAATAGAAAATTAGTTAATAATGTCTTTAAATTTTTATTAAATAGAGCTGATGCAACAAATAAATATAAAGATATTGTAAAAGATATAGTTAATCAACACGAAAAAAATGCATCTGGAGATTATACAGAAGGTAAAATAGAAGCTGATAATTACAGAAGCATGATGTATGAAGAGAAAGATTTTTCTAGATTTGGTGATAGAGCTGACATGATTAAAAGCTTAACAGTTGCAGACGGATTATATACTCCGTTTTGGAAAAGATTTAAAGATGAAAAATTACATAGGTATCAAAATCAACAAAGTTATAAAACATATGATAATCTAAAAGTACCTTTTTATGAAAAGAAAAAAGTAGATGGTTGTGATTAAATGAAAGGATGGATATAAATAATGGCTGGACCTTGTCAACCTATAAACAAAGATCCTCAAAGTGTAGCACATGTTACTAAAATGAATGATTTAATGTATAATTTGTTAAATCCTAATGGAAGATATAAAAACATTGCTAAAAGATATAGTTATGATAAAGATCAAATTTTACAAGCAGTTAGGACATATGCTGATGAATATTTAAATGTTCCTTTTGCAGAAAACTTTTATTTAAAAGAACATCAATGGAAAAGATTAGAAGTTGAATTTGATGCATATAATAAAAAATTAGAAAAAGATTTTACATATCATGTTATGGGTAATTTTGGTGTTGTACCTGATGAAATATCTAAATTAGATCCATCTGCTAGAAAATTTCATTTAGATATAAACGAAATATTAGGATATGAAAGAACACAATTAGCTGAAATAGGCAACTATCAACAATCTATTGCTAGAAGTATGAGAGAAGCTTATCTTAAATCAGGACAAAGCAGATTAAGTGTAGGATCTTCTGCTATTAAAAAAATTAGGCAATTGCAAACTAAGATATTAAGAACTGATAAAAATTCAGATAGGATAAAATTTTCAGAAGAATTAAATAAAATTGTAGATGGTGATGAAGGTAAAATTATAAGAAATTTTATTACATTAACAGAGCTTCCGACTACAAGTTATAATTTAGCTAGACAAAGAAATTCTGTAGAAGTTAGAATAGAAAATCCTATTACTAAAAGTTTTGAAACAAAATATGAAAAAGTGGGTAAAGATTTATTTGATGCTGTTGATATAGCAAGAAAACAAATGGATGTAGTAGGTGATATAGCTTTTCAATCATTAATTAAAATGGAACAACTTGTTGATAGAAAATTTGAATTATTAAGAGGTAATAAAAAAACAAGCCTATATATCAACTTTAAAAAAGAATTAAATGCAGCAAAAGAAAGAATTAAAAAAGGTAAAGAAGAAGGTGGATATTTACCTAAAATGTTATTTGAAAGTTTGATAGAAGTAAAAGAAAAATTAAATAAATTTACAGGTATTGAACAAGTAGGTGAAGGTAGAAAAGAACTTGATATATTAACTGAAACTTTAACCAGTATACATGCAAAAAACATACCAGGTAATTTAAAAGCTAGAAATAATATGTTAAACAATACATACAATAAAGACCCTTTGTTTATGATAGATCAATATTCTAAAGAAATGTTAAGTTTTAATAAATCTACTACTCTTAAAAAAGCTTTATTAGATGCTTTAAAAACTCTTCCTGAACAAAAAGATACAAAATTTTTAAAAGGTTTAAGCAAATTTATATATACACAATTTGAAGTTGCTAATAAAGGTTTATCTGATAGACCTGCTTTTTTTAATAATGCTTCTAGAATTATATCTACTGCAACGATAATATCATCTATGGGATTAAATGCTCCAGGATCTGTAAGAAACTTATTATCAGTTCCTTATTATATTGCAGAAATAGGTGTTAGTTCTATAAAAAAATCTATGAATGACCTAAAGGATCCTGAAGTAAAAAAAGCTTTAGAAATTGCTGAAAAAGAACAAGGATATTTATTTCCTTCTATAGCAAGAGAACTTGTTTCTGAGGGATTAGTTCCTACTGGTACAGACTCTAGAAGAATAACTTATGATCCAATGAAGGGAGAGGTCAAATTAGATGGAAGTCCTTTGCGTGATACTTTAGAAGCTAGTACAAACTGGACTATCGATAAAATGTTAGTATTTCATAGAAAAACTGAAAATTTACAAAGATCCTGGATGTTCAAAACAGCTTTTGCGTATAAATATAAAGAATTAATTACAAAACCAGAATTTATGAAAGAATTTAAAGGTGATGAATATGATGGACCAGTAGTAGATAAAAAGGCTGCGACTACTTACGCAACTAAGTACGCTACAAGAATGGTTAATATGTATGCATATGAATATTCTATACATTCTAAATCTAAATTATTAAGAGGTACTAACTTTAAAGTAGACGAATTAGGAAATAAAACAATTATTGGAGAGAATGTTTTTGGTAAAAATGCAGCTAAAAATATTTCTGGCGCAGCTGGTGTTATTAGTCAATTCTCTACAGGCTTATTGCATTATCCTATGTCTTTGCTTGGTACTCATTTAAATAAAGCTAAAGGTGTAAGAAGAGAATGGCAAATGGGTAAGGATAAAGAAGCAAGTACTTTAACTAATTTATTAGTAAATCAACCAAAATATTTAGCTAAAAATATAAAAAATAGTAGAGATGTTTTATTTTTTGGTAGATATGCTGGAATGTATGGCATGTTGCAACTTACATCTATTATACTTAATTCAGATTTAAATAATTTATTTGATTTTGATATGATTAATAGAGTTAAGGATATGCATAAAAATATAACTTCTGATAAAGATTCAGATGAAGCTTTATTTGGTGTTGCTCAATCATTTACTGGTATAGGTACTAGCAAGATGTTTTATATGATGCAAATGATGGGAATTATAAATACTGATAGAAGTGATATGGAAAGAATACTTTTTGGTAATGTAGATTACGAATCAGATAGAGGTAAAGAATTAGCAAACTATCAAGTAGCTACTATATATGGTCATACTATGAATAAGTATTGGCCTATGTTAAAAAGTGGTAGTGGTAGTGAACTTTATAGACATTTGTTTTATCAATATCCAAGCAAATGGACAAAAGAAGGTCATAGTTTAATATTTAATGATTTTCTTGGAGTTAAACCTAAACGTAAAGGTAAATTTATAAAGCGTAAAAAATATAAAATTAAAAGAACAGACACTTCAGAACTTTTAAAAGCATTAGATTTACTATAATTATATAAGCAGAGCTTTTTACACTCTGCTTAAATAACAGATTTAGAATGTTGAATCATTTAGATCTAAACTAAATCCTATTGTTATATTCAATATAGAAAATTGAATCATTATTACATAATTAAATAAAGATATAAATAGTGAAAAAGGAAATATATTTATAAGTATAGATCCTTCTCCAGATTCTATACAATATTTTTTCATAGAACCCCCATCTGTTTTAACATCATGTTTAGAAAATCTTGATACCTTATTACAACAAGAGTATCCTCTCTATCTTCTTTAATTAGTGCTATGTCACAACTTTTAGGTGGTTTCATAAAAGACGCAATTTTTTTACGCATTTTACATTGACCTTTGAATTCACCTATTTTAACATCTACATCTTCAGCTTCTCCTAAAGACATTCCATTACTAGCATAAGCTCTGATAGCGTCAATCCCTACTTCTTTTGCTTGATTAACTACTAATCTTTCTAACCTATTGCCTCTTGCTTTGTTTTTGCTTGGCATATTCTTCAGCTTCCTTTCTTAATTTATTTGTATATCTTTTCATTGCAGCTTTAGCTTCATCTACAAATGTACTATGATTTTTAAAAGATTTTTGTTTTAATTCTAGTTTAAGTGATTCTATTTCTTCTTCTAAACCTTTAGAATAAAGTTTCATCATAGAAAACTCTCTATATAAATCATCATATTTTTTATTTGCATTTTTTATTTCTACTAAAGCTGCCTCTAATTGCTTTTCCACTTATTCTCCTTTTATTTTTTTATTAGCCTCTAATATTTCTTTTTGATATTCATGAAAATCTTTAGCATCTTTTTTATATTCAATATATTGTTTTAAAGCATTGCCAATATTATCAATCATTTCTATTGCTATATTATTAACTCTAGTTAAAGCTTCTACTTTTGCAACTATTTCTTTATTTGTAGGTTTCTTTTTTTCCATATTACAAACCCATTCTATCTAAAACACGTTGCAAATCTTTTTGCATTTCTATAACATTGTTAAATAAGTGTTCTAAATCTTTTTCTAATAATGATAACCTAGTATCTAGACCATTATTGCTTTTAGAATATGTTTCTTTTTTAGTTTCTTTTGCCATTATTACTCCTTTTCTCTTATTATTTTCCATTCGCCTTGTCTTATTATCTCTTGATAAAGTTTTTCTTTAACTTGTTCTGAATCTAACTCTCCATCTTCCCAAAGATCTTCGTCTGGTATTGTTTCATATTGGACTGCACTTGGTTGTCCTAGCATATTTAATTTAATGTATGTACTCATTTTTCTCCTTATCATTTATCATTCCCCATAATATACATAAATATACTATAGCGTCAGTTAATCTTCCTCTTACATTTTCTCTTTGTGATACGTGTCCTCTAAGATATGAAGCAATGCCATCTATATGTTTCATTAAATATATCCACAATATCATTTCTTTGCTTTGTTCTGTTTGATTAGCTATTCTTTCAAAATTAGCAAACACATTATTTTCATTCATAGCATATTCNTTTTGACCTTCAGTATGAATTTTTTTTACTTGAGAAAATATTATACCAATTGTATCTAACATTTCTTTATGTTTCATTATTTCTCCTTGTTATATAAACCTACACTTTTTCCTCGGCTTGACTTCTAGAAACAATGCCTCCCACCATCACCTCGGTTTATAGTTTTATTTAAGATGCAGCCATTATTAAACCATCTGTAATAATAGCATTCTGATTATATGAAGCTAATGTAGGTTTTTCTTTATGCCACAATATATCTGTAGCAGAATTAAGTAAACCCCAGCCATTAGTTTCAGAATAATAGTCACCTTCAGGATCAAGAAATCGATCTGTAATCTCACCCCATACTCCTGTTGGAACTTCTTTTAAGAAATCATGTCTTATATTTCCAAGTTTCTTAGAAGTTATTTTCATATTATTTAAAGCTGCAATACCTTCTACCATTTGATTTAGTCCTTTATTATTTCCATCTTGAGAACCATTTATCACATGTACCATAGCTTCTAATTGTTCATTCCAATTCTCAGAACCAGGTGAATGCTTAAATCTATGGTTTTGTAGATGTAATTTACTCATCATACCATTTAGACATACAAGTCTATATAGCATTAATGAAAATCCAAATGATCTAGACCCATCATAACTATTCCAGAATTGAATACCTAAATTAAGGTCTCCAATTTCCTTTTCTTTAGTTTGTAATGTATCTTCAGCCTTATATGATAACATATAGTTTTTACCGTTAAAGAACTCTTTATCTACTTTAAAGTCTATTGCAGCACTATCTACTATATCATCAGCAATATCTTTTACTTCTTGATTAGGNAATAACATATAGTTTTGACCTACTACTCCAGCTTCTTTCCATCCTTTTTCTTCATCTAATCTTTGAACAGCAAAGGCAGCTGATTTAATTCCATTAAAATCTAATGGAACCTTCCTTATCTCTTGATATGGATTCATATTTTTCTCCTTTTAAGTTTAATTTTATGAGAGCCTCACATATTCCTTCGCCTTATTACAAAAACTCTTACAATACATACCTTTCGGTATCCTTATCGCCTGCGTAGGCTTTACATTGTAATCAGGACTTACAGGACCAGTTATTGGCTCTCAATTATTTATCCAATTAATGCATTATTTACAGGTAAGTGTACATCTAAGTTTTCTCTTTCTCTATTAGCTGTACATTCNAAATGCAATGATTTTATAAGATTGTTTTCATCTTTNAATGGTGTTAANGATAATACTTTATTTGCATTGTATGCTACTCTAAATGAACCTTTAGATGAGGCTATATTCATACCTTCATTAAAAGCNCTTTTTGTTATTTCTGATACAGCAAATACTATAATATTATTTTGTACTGCTAACTCCATTAAAGCTTGTGACACTTCTTCTACTTTCATATTATTATCTGTTTTTTTACTTTTAAACAAACCCATGTGATCTACTACAACAATTTCAGGTTTCTGTGGTAACATCATAATACGTTTATTTATTTCATGAGGATAACAGCTGCTATAGTCAACAGTTAGCCAATCAAAATCTTTGCTTATACCGTTAGCATATTTGCTGTAATACTCTATTAGTTCTTCTTCAGACCATTTATTATCTATCATTACAAACCTCATCCACATTTGTCTAGGACTCATTTCCATTTCCATAAAATATGTCGTTCTTTTGAATCTTGTAATAAGATTTTGCAACAACATAGTTTTCATAGATTTAGGTGGTGCTTGTAATATNACTACTTCACCAGGATACACAGGAAACTTTTGCCCATATGGTTCTCCTATATCTATAGGGTTATGATTTCTATTTAAGAATTCTACTAATTCTTTTTCCATAGTTTCAGCATCCATAGTATTTTGTGAAGCTTTTGATTTATATAGTCTACAAGTAGATTGACAATGTTTATCCATATGAACATCATTACACCCATAGTTATAACCATTACCATTATGACCTTCATAGCAATCAGTAACTATTTTATCCATTTCTTTTTTACTAAAAGGATGACTATCAATGTCAACTCTTTGACGCCAATCTTCCATAACTAATCTTACAATATGTTCTGGATAACGCCACCTTAGAAATGCACCTACTCTTAATGCTATTTGATGTCTAGATCCTTGAGCTGTTCCTTCCATCATTTTTTGTATACAAGGATACCAAACAGGATCTGGGTTTTTACCAAGAGAAACTTTCTCAAATGTTTTATCACTTGCTATAGTTTTTCTTTCTAATACATCAAACACTGGTTCGCATTCTAATGCTACCCATTCATTTATTGTCCTTGTATTTTGTGCTATTTCTTGTATTTTTTCAATAGTCCAATGCAACTCTCCATTTTTTAATGGTACTTTCCATAATTTNGATTTGCTGTTTAATGTATTTACAACTCTAATTATTCTAGTTTTATCTGAAACAGAAGAATCTGCGTAGTCATAAATACCTTTAGATTTAAGTTCATCTTTTACTTTTAAATGTAAATCTGGACAAGGTTTCCATCTAAATGCTTCACCTGGTATTCCTAAATGAAATCCTGTGCCTGAAAAGTATACTCTATATGGAATACACATATCATCTAATAGAATAGATAATCCTATTGCTTTTTCTTGAGCATTGTTAGGATTAGTTCCATCAACATCTAATATGAATTCATCTGGCATATATAATATTCCATCATATCCAGACAAGGTTTCTTTTTCTTTTACAAAGTCTATTACATGTTTATCATAATCCCATAAAGACATAAATGTATCTTGAGCCATACCTGCATATTTTTCTATATCATGTACATCGCCAAAATGATGTCTATTTGCTAATCCAAATGCATATTCTTTTATCATATTTTCTCCTTAGAATTGAATTTCTTGCAAATGCCATACTTGTTGTCTGTTTTTTCTATCAAGTTTTTTAACTTTTATAACACCATCTGTTCGCATTCTTCTAAACTCTCTAGTATATGTTTCTGTACTACCTAAGAATTTTCCAAAATTATTTTTACCAGTATATGATAACTGTTGTATATCTGATGTTTTAAATGTAGATAATCCTGATTTTGATAGATTAACTAGATTTTTCACAATATGTTCTCTTACAGTCATTATTTCTCCTTTAGTTTTTTTAATATAAATTCTTGATTATTTTTAGGGTATCTACCTGTAGGTCCACCTGTTTTATAAACAGGATACAATCCATCAGTTTTTGATATAAACAAAGGACAGTCGTCTACCCAATAACCACGTTTCATTTCTGTTAATACAGCGCAATATTTTTTATTTCGTTTAAATACCATTTTTCTCCTTTTATAATCTGACACACCCGTGTTGCACTACCCGCATCTCTAAAGATTCCCAGCAGACTATTGTTTATAGAGGCATACTATCAGCAACTTCATTTAATGTAGAAGTAGCCATTGAATTACCTTTATTTAATTTAGTACAACGATCTTCAACACCTTTCTTAATACTGTCAACATCTTTTTGAGTGTAAGATAAATGCTCACCTTCATGGACTACAGGAGCTATATCATCGAATACTCTAGTATAGTTATTTCCAGTTTTAGTTTCTTTGTAAAGAAAAGTATTTATTGTTTTACCAATAAGACCTTTTGGATCATCATCATATTGAATCAATGGATGTTTACCGTTAGGATCTTTCAACACACCAACAATACCTGCATTAGCATATTTAAATATATTTGCTAATTTAAACTCTTCGTTTGTTGTTTTGTTTGTTGCTTCGTAAACTCTAAGATTGTGATTATCAGGATAATCTTCAAACCATATATCTATGTATTGTTTACTAACATTATTTCCTGTATAGGTGCCATATTCTGCTTTTCTAATTGTGCATTCATGCCATCCTTCAGAAAATTTACCACCACCACCATTGGTAGTAGCTGACATTGTTTTTATTGCCATACTATCTCCTTTATTGTTTTATTGCTCTATTGCCATCGTCATCAGCTTCTACAGATATACCTAACATTGCTGATAAACCATATCTTCTACCATATGTGATTGAAGAACCTACTGCTTGGGCATCTTTTTTTCCACCAATAGGCATTCTTATTTCACTTTTAATCCATTCTCCAGAATTATGCACAAGCATAGTTGTTATATA